GATGGTTGAACTTGTAATATCAATCTAATTGTTATATAATATGTCTCCAACATTGGAGTATTGAATGCGATTCTATACAAACATCTCACGTATCGGTGAGCGCATCTGTTACCGTGGATACAAAGACGGTGTCCGTGAACAGTTCCGCGACGAGTTTAACCCAGTTATGTACCTTACTTCGCGCAAGCGTGAGTGCGATTGGCGCACCCTAGATGGTCGCTGTGTTGAGGAGATGACGTTTGGCAGTATGAAAGAGGCGACTGAGTTCTCCAAGAGATACGAGTATGTCGACTCTCTTGAGGCACACGGTAACAACAACTTCGCTGCGCAGTACATCCAGAAACATTTTCCCAATGAAGTCGAGTTTGACTCTTCGCAGGTGTTGGTTGCCAACATCGATATCGAGGTGGCGTCTGATGATGGGTTCCCTGAACCTGCTGAAGCAGCACGTGAAGTCCAGTCTATCGCACTCAAGTATTTCGGTCGCCCGACTGTCTATGTCTGGGCACTGCTTGATGAGTATGACCCACAACTCTGTCAGAAGCACATCGACGTAGACCCAGAAGACATACGGTTCATCAAGTGCGATGGCGAACTTGACCTCCTGTTGAAGTTTGTGCAGTTCTGGAACTCCAAGGACACCTGTCCCGATGTGGTGACTGGATGGAACGTGCGTATGTTCGATATCCCATACCTTGTCAACCGTATGCAACGGATGATTGGTGGTGACAGTCACAAGAAGTTCTCGCCTTGGGGTGTTGTACGCGAGAAGCAAGTCAGTATGCAGGGCAGGACACAGCAGGTCTATGACCTCGTTGGTGTTGAGCAACTGGACTACTGGGATCTGTTCCAGAAGTTTGGTGTCTACACTTTCGGTGTACAGGAGTCGTACAAACTTTACCATATCGCAAACGTGGTACTCGGCGAGAAGAAACTCTCCTACGAGGAACACGGCAACCTCTACACGTTGTACAAGGAAGACTATCAGAAGTTCATCGACTATAACATCAAGGACGTACAACTGGTCGAGAAGATCGACGAGAAGATGGGTCTGATCGACCTTGCCATGACCATAGCATACAAGGGTGGTTGTAACTATCAAGAATCATTTGGTACAACGCAACTCTGGGACACCTACATCTACCGCGAACTGTGCAAGCGCAAGACAGTCGTGCCACCCAAGAAAGAGAACAACAAGGTTGAGTTCGGTGGCGGTTATGTAAAGGCACCGCAAGTTGGTCGTCACGCTTGGGTTGTTTCGTTTGACTTAAACTCCCTGTACCCTCACTTGATCATGCAGTACAATATGTCGCCCGAGACGATCGTCCCTGCACGAACGACTGGCGTTACTGTAGACAACTGCCTAGAAATGTCCCGCCCAGACTCTGTATCGCCAGAAGATTGTATCGCTGCCAACGGTGCACACTTCAGTAAGAAAGAGCGTGGTGTACTGCCTTCTATCATTGATGGGTTGTATGCTGAACGTAAGCAGATAAAGCGTAACATGTTGGACGCGCAGGCAGAAGTTGAGAAGGGTGTTCCAGGCGCTGAACGAGAGATAACAAAACTCGACACTCAGCAAATGGCGATTAAGATTATGATGAACTCTCTCTATGGTGCACTCGGGAACAGGTGGTTCAGGTATTACGATATCCGAATGGCAGAGGCAATTACCATGTCAGGGCAGTTGTCCATCCGTTGGGCAGAGAAGGCAGTAAACGACTACATGAACAAGATAGTCGGTACTGAAAACTTCGACTACGTTATCGCGATTGACACTGACTCTGTGTATGTAAACTTCGGTGTACTTGTTGAGAAGATGGGTATGGAAGACCCATCCCAGATAGTCAAGGTGATCGACCAGATCGGTCGCGAGAAGTTTGAACCCCTGTTCGAGAAGTCATACAACGACCTCGCTGCATATATGAATGCATATTCAAACAAGATGGTGATGGGGCGTGAGGCGATCGCTGACGCTGGTATATGGACTGCAAAGAAACGCTACATACTAAACGTACACAATAACGAGGGTGTGCAGTATGCTAAACCTAAACTGAAGATCATGGGCATTGAAGCAGTCAAGTCTTCAACCCCTGCCTCCTGTCGTGATGCATTGAAAGGACTCTTCAAGGTGATGATCTCTGGTACTGAGAAGCAGACACAAGAATCCATACAACTCTTCAAGCAGCACTTCAAGAGTCTCGCGCCACACGAGATCGCATTCCCACGTGGTGTATCTGACATAGGCAAGTGGCGTGATGCTGCGACGATCTACAAGAAAGGTTGTCCCATACACGTGCGTGCATCCCTGATGTACAACAAGGCACTTGTTGACAACTCATTGGAGAAAAGGTATAATCTTATCAAGAATGGCGAGAAGATCAAGTTTCTCTACCTTGACAAAAAGAACCCAACCAAAGAAAACGTAGTTGCGTTCTATGACTTCTTGCCAGAAGAGATAGGTCTGCACCGATATGTGGATTATGATTTGCAGTTTGAAAAGGCATTCCTCGCTGTTGTATTGCCAGTGCTTGAAGCAATTGGTTGGTCAGCAGAGGAGAGAGTGTCACTTGAGGACTTTTTTGCGTAATGTATTCGCTGACGATTTTTAAAAACGCTTACGATAACCGCACACACAGGCGCATGGACTTCGAAACTTGGGAAGGTTTTGTTGGCATGTTGGAATCACTGAGCACACAACCGATTGCAACGAAGCAAGACGCTGTGTTGATCAGTCCTGCTGTGTACACTGAAGGCACTACCCGTGCCAACAAGAACGTAGAGCAGTGGGGACACTGGGCATGCGTTGACATTGATGACTACAAAGGAACATTAGATGATATACGCGATCGGTTTGCAAGCAATAATTGTGTTATCTACAGTACTGCTTCTTCGAAGCCAGAGCAGATTAAACTCCGTGTTGTGTTCGACCTTGACCGAAGAGTGGAGTCAGATGAAATTAAAGCATTCTGGTTTGCACTCAACAAATCAATCGGCGACCTCAATGACGAACAAACTAAAGACGCGTCAAGAATGTATTACATTCCGGCGACTTACGATAATGCTTACAACTTTTTCTATGTGCAATCTGGTTCTCCTCTGTCTGTTGGAAAACTGAAACTGCTGCACCCGTATGTCGAGAAGACTGGTAACTCTTTCCTTGACCGATTGTCACCCGAGATGCGAGAGCAAGTATTGTCTCACCGCAAGAACTCTATGACAAACTGCAACGTCACTTGGTCTGGGTATCGTGACTGTCCGTACTTCCCGAACAAGATGGCAGATGAGTACAAGACCGTGAGCGAAACTGGTTGGTACTCGCAGATGTATCGCATTATGATTGCCACGGCATGCAACGCTGTGAAGAATAAGTATCCAATCACACAAGATCAAATCGCCAACATGTGTCGAGAACTTGACGCAGAAACTGGTAACTGGTACGACAACCGTCCACTCTCCCGCGAAGCAGGTGGGGCAATAGAGTGGGCATACGCAAACACATATGAGGACTTAGGGTGAGTAAGAAGATACAATACAAGTACAACGAGGATCAGTTAGTCACTGACCTCAAGAAATATGTTGACGAAACATATGGCGAACACTACGCACAGAACAAGGTACAGACCACTGAGTTTGTTATCGACGCTGGTCATGGCGAAGGGTTCACGTTGGGTAACATCATCAAGTACACTCAACGATATGGCAAGAAGGCAGGCAAGAACCGTGCCGACTTGTTGAAAGTCTTACACTATGGACTCATGGCATTATATGTCCACGACCAAAAAGAGGGTGAATCATGAATGTAAAACTAATCAGTTGGTCACAGGGTGCGCCTGTCGCCAGTGAGTTGCCCAAGGACATCCAAGAGTTGGTTGCCTACTGTGCTCGGGTCTCAAACCCAGCAGGGCAGATGAACACGGAAACAAATGAGCGGTTGCTTGCCTACCTTGCCAAGAACTCTCATTGGAGTCCGTTCGAGATGGTGTCCCTCTGTCTAGAGATCGACACCACTCGGGATATCGCGCGACAGATACTTCGCCACCGATCGTTCTCTTTCCAAGAGTTCTCTCAGCGATATGCTGATCCAGAGTCTATGGGTTATCCTTTTGAGTTGCGTGAAGCACGTCTACAGGACGACAAGAACCGACAGAACAGCGTTGTCACTGACGACGAGGAACTACAGAG